CCATTAGATAACGCGTCCTGAATAGGTGTAGGCCTATTAGGTTGCGTTAATAACATATTTAAAAATCCAGGAATAGTTACTTTTTGGCCTGGATAGTTTTGGCCAGCAATTGAATCTAAGTGCAATAGCAGAGCCTCACAGAACCCATTTGTCATGATAATAAATGATTTTTAATAATTATTTTTTTAATTTTTTGTATTGGCTATATGCCCTAGATTTACTGTATTGTCTTTCGACCTAATATATAAACTTGCATCAAACGCTATGATCTAGAACCAGCCATAAAATCTGCCAAAGCTTTTTGTGTTTGACTTTTCGCGGCTGGAGCAATAGTATTATTATAATTAGTCAAATTCTCCAATGGATTTTTATTTTCAATTGTATCATTTGATTTATTTATTTTCAAAAGTTTATTTTCAGCTAAAATATTCTCGGCAAAAGATTTAATGTCAACTTGTTTATTATTTAATGTAAATGGCAAATCAGGCGTATCTTTATTTACTAATTTAATACCTTGCTCTGTGTACACATATTTACCACCATTTTCATTTAATTTTTGCTCGAATAATTCCCTAGCTGTTCTAGCAGTAATATTTTTATCTATATCAATTGCGTAGTTATAGGATTTAAAAAGAGAATCAATTTCTTTATTCATCAATTTATTATTCCAATCATCATTTATATGTTGAAGATAAAACTCGCGATTTTCTTGTTCAAACTGTAATAATTGTTGCAACTCTTCAATTTTATTTATTAAAGATTGTTTTTCATTATTATCAGTATTTGATTTTTGTTGACTTTGTTGCGTTGAATTTAAAATTTCACTCAACATATTTATTTTATTATAAGTATTTGATTCATTTAAAATATTTGATTTAATATCCTCGCTAACATTTGTTTTATTTAATATCTCACTTATTTTTGAATCAACAGCATTTAACGCGGTACCAATATAATGCTTTTTAAAATGATTATTTAAACTAGGATTAATTTTAGCTTCATTTTCATTATATAAATTGCTTTGAATAGCATTTAAATATTCTATTGGTACATCTATTTGTGAAAGAGTTGGGTTAGTAACTAATTTTTTTAATTCTACATTTTCAATATCAAAGTTTGTCCTGTTTGCTAATTCTTGAATAAGTTCTGCTAATGTCATTTTTTTTAGATTAAGTTTAAATCAATATTTTTTTCTTGAGTTTTAATTTTTTTCTTTATTAGAGTAACATCATTTATTTTAGGTTTTATGTCACATATTCTATCTATTTTTTCACGCATTAAATACTCACGCACATTCAATTCATTTTCTTTAGGAAATTCGAACCATAATTTACCATCTTTATATACTTCTAAAAATTTTTGTTCCATATCTTCAACAAATTACAATGCTAATATATAATAGAAATCATTTTTTTGTTTTTTTACTTTCAACTTTTTTTTCATTTAATTTTAAAAAATCTAATTTTTCTTTTTTATCAACATACGCAATTTTAGTTTTTCTATATTCTTCTAGTGCTTGTTGTATTTTGTTTTTATTCTCCATATTTTTGTTTTATGTAATTTTCTAATGTTCTTCTAGAATAAGATCCTTCTGATAAATCAAAAATGCCAGAAAATGTAGTTCCTTCGTTTTTCCAATATTCTTGTCCTTCTTTAATTGCCATTAGTTCTTCAAAGTTTTTTATATTAGTTCCATATTTTTTATTAAAATCTTCAATATATGGTTCCACTTCTTTTTGAAATTTTGGTAAATAACCCAACCTAGCCCAAGTATAATACCCATTATAATTACCACCGGCCGCTTCAGTTTCTATATATTTAAATCCATCATTTATAGCATAATCTACTTGATCTTTAAAAATTTTTGATCCTTGTCCTTTGTATTTTCCTCTATCATCAATTTTAAAATAATCATTATAAATTGTTTTATCTTTTAAATTAATTGTCCTTTCTAAAGAAAAATATTCTTGTTGTGATTCTATATATAATATATTAGGATTATACACAGCTGTTACAATATTAACATCTCCATTAAAATCTTCAGGAAGTCCAGTTAATGATAATAAATAATTTGAATCTAAATTTGAGTCACTTGTAATTTTTGCTTTAGAATATGTTCGCGTTTTTAATTTTTCTTCTTTAATTTGTTTTTTATTTATTTTATTTAAAAATCGTTCAGGGACTATATCTTCAGGAACACCAACAAATTGATGATTGCATCTATAACCACCAGCGTTTACATATAAATTAAATTCATTAGTACCTTCAATCATTCCATTAGGCAATCCTGTTTTTTCATTTATAGGTATTTCTTTTCCACAAATATTACCTTTTATTAAATCTTTAAATTGACTTACATGAATATATTCTAAATCATCACACTCTGTAACTGCTCTACAAAAATCACGTGTAGTTTCTTTATTACTACCCAAATACATAAACCATTCAAAGCCAAGATCATTAGTTAAAATTTGATTATATGTTCTACTATATTGATTCAGACTATCAGTAACTATTTGAGATGTATATCTAGTCAATTTACCATCTCCACCATCAGTTTTTGTTAAATACCCACGCACTTCATCAATAAAATCATCTTTGCTTCCTCCACCTGTTACATTTTTCAATAAAATATTTTTAACTGGTTCTAATACAGCAGTTGATATACCATTTATGCCTAATTGTTCAATTATACTTTGTCTAGCTTGTTTATCGATTTCATTTAAAACTTTAGGAACTTTAAAATCATTAACAACTGAATTAAAATAATTATTTTGTAATTGAGTTATTTTACCAATTGTATTTTCAATATCTTTTAATGATTGCTTGTACTCGTCTTTTTCAATTAATTTATTTAATTTTTCTTTTATTTTTATAATCAATCTAATATTATTAATACTAGGTTTGATTTTATTATTTATTAACTCTAATTCATTTGAAAGCGCTATAATTTCATCTAATAATTTATTTTCTATAGCAGGCATTTCTTTTGCCCACTTTTCACTATTCTTATTTATTAGATTAACTATTTCACGAATAGAACTATCGTTAACTTCGGCCATTTTATTTTACATTCTCTGGTTCTATTGGCGTTTGTTGTGATTGTTCACTAAACATTTCTGTGGCGAAATCATTCATGATTTGCATTTGTTCCTCATAATTCATGTCGGCAAATCCATCAATTGTATTTATTGCTTTTGTCACAAATTGATTTATATTGCTATGGATAATTAAATCATTTTGTTTTACAGCATTAAAAGTTTTTTGCAAACTAATAGATTCCTCTGGTACACCAGCGAATGGGTCTAATTTTAATTTTAATAAAACAAGATCTTTTATTGATGTGTCATTAAATTTTTTAGCGGCTATTTCTATTTGCGCCGCATTAATTATAGCTGGGTCAACTTTACTTTGCACCAATTTAGACAATTCATCAATCAACACTGCTTCTGACAATAAATCATATTTTTGTGGAACTAAAATATCTGGTACAAGTTCATACACATCATTAACAATATCTAAATATCTCCATGAGCATATATCTACACAAATTTCATCTATAATTCTTACAATGTCTTCAGCAACACTATGGACAAAAGAATATAATTCTTCGCGATCAACTTGTTTTGCTACACCAGATTGTGCTAATGGACTTTCAGCTAAAAATTCCATATTAATGCTACTTAAAGCATCATATATATGTTGTCTTATTCTTTCTTCTTGTAAACGAGCTATGTCTGTTTGTTTTTGAACATAACCTATTGGTGGCGTAGGAATATTATTATCTCCTGGTCTTGGATATGCTAACACTAAATGTTCATACGGATTTAATGGCATTAATCCTTTGCCATCGCATCCCGGACAACGTATCGGCGCACTATTTTCTTTTGGTATTTCTCCAACACCTTTACATCTACCACATTGTTGCTGTTGTATTGCCCACATTGTTGAATGAATATGTTGCACGATTTCTGCTTGTAAGTCACTATACTCGCGCAACGCTTCATTTAATTTTGGTACAATACCATTCAGTCTACTTTCATATAAATTATTGTCTTTTCCTTCTTTTCTAATTAAGCCATATATGTGCCGTATAGGCATGTATTTTAATTTATTTTGAAAATCAAAGATTTCATAAATCA